CTTCAGATCGCAAACAGGCGGCGCTGATCTACACCGAAATGCTGGCGATGATCCGGGCCAACGCCGAGCTGGCGGGGCGCGTGCTCAACCGCGACTACAACAAGAGCATGGAGGACGCCGAGACGGGCAGCACGTATCTCGCGTTATCCTGCGACGCGCGCAAGGCGCACGGCCTAAACCCCTCTTTCGTCGTTTGCGACGAGCTGGCGCAATGGCACGGCCGCGATCTCTATGACAATTTGAGCACCGGCACGGGCGCGCATGACGAACCGCTGATCGTGGTGATCTCGACGAAAAGCCCGAGCGCGCACCACGTGATGAGCGAGCTGGTCCGCTATGGCGAGCAAGTGCGCGACGGCGAGATCGAGGACGAAGCTTTCCTGCCGGTGATCTACGCCGCCGATGAAAAGGCCGACCCGTGGTCTGAGGAAACTTGGCGCGCCTGCAACCCGGCGCTCGGCGACTTTCGATCATTGAAGGAAATGCGCGTCACCGCCGAGCAGGCCAAGCGCCTGCCGGCGCGCGAGCCCGCGTTTCGCTTGCTCTACCTCAATCAACCCATCGACGCCGCTGTGCGCTTCCTCAACGCGCCGGACTGGCGCGCGTGCGCGGCAGAGATCGACGCGGCGGCCCTGCACGGCAAGCGATGTTTCCTCGGCCTCGACTTGTCGAGCACCACCGACCTGACCGCACTCGCCGCGTTCTTTCCCGTGTCCGGCGATTTGCTGACATGGTTTTGGGCACCGGCCGACACCTTGCAGGAAGCGGAGCGGCGAGATCACGTGCCCTTTACGCTATGGGCTCGCCAAGGCTTGCTTGAGACGACGCCGGGCCGCGCCATCGACAAGAGTTTCGTGGTGCATCGCCTCGGCGAGATCGTCGCTGACTACGACGTGCAAGCGTGCGCCTACGACCGCTGGCGCATTGACGAAATCAAGCGGCTGCTCGCCGACGAAGGAATCAACATCGCGATGGTCGAATGGGGGCAAGGATTTCGAGACGCCGCGCCTGCGCTTGACGCAATCGAGACACTAGTCGTGCAGGGCAAGCTGCGGCACTCCAGCAGCCCGGTGATGAATTGGTGCGTTGCCAACGCGGTGGCGCTCACCGACCCGGCCGGGGGCCGCAAGCTGGCGAAAGATCGAAGCACCGGCCGAATAGACGGGCTGGTCGCGGCCAGCATGGCGTGCGGGCTGGCCAACCGCGCCCCGCCACCCCTGAAATCGGTCTATTGCTCCCGTGGCTTATTGACGGTCCCGTCCGCATAGTAAGCACCTGGGACACCGAACTTTTTTGCCTAACTGGCGTGGCTTTCCATAAACCGTATTTTCACCTTGGCCCCTTAAACACGGCTTCCAGATCGTAAACGCAGGTTGCCAAAAGCCGCGGAATTGCGACATGGAGGCTTAAATGAGTGAAATCGATCCGCACTCGCGGAATGCGATCTTTATCAAATATGGGCGTTTCCAAGCAGGTGCTTATGGTTGGCTTGGTATCGTTGCCCTGGTGGCGGTTTTTCTGCTGCTCGCGCGCTATCTCAACCTGTGGTAGGTCAGTACTTCTGACTTAACTTTCAGTGTGCGGTTCACCATGTCTGGACTCCATAAATTTGGAGGATCAGATGCCGCGGGTTTCTGAAAAGCGTGTTGGAATTGCCGTGCTTCATATATTGGCCGATCGTCCAAACGGCGAGGCGCCGGTTGAAGTCATAAAGGCGGAGCTGCCAAAGCACGTTGCCTTGTCTGAAGAAGATCAATCAGCGTCTACCACCCGGACGAACGAAGAGATTTGGGAGCAGCAAGTCCGCAATCTCAAATCGCACGACAAAACCGCTGGCAACATTTTCAATGATGGTTTTGTCGAAGTCATATCGCGCGGGACTTGGCGCATTACGGATGCGGGCCGCGCGTATCTTCGATCGGCCGCCTAAGAAAATTTTGCCTTATAGCCGGGCTTAAACCATTTCATTTCGGTCGAGCCCGACGCATCTTTATCCCAGACAAACCAGGCGTAAGCCGTGGTGCCGCTGCCTTTAGGGTCAACGCCCTTTGGGTAGAAGGTTATACGTTCGCTAAACACCCAAACGCGTGATGGCGGATGCTTGAAAAAAATCGTGTTTGCACGGTTGGCACCTTCAAGGAAGGCAAGGCGCAATAGAAGGGCGAACTTTTTCTCGGCGTGCTTTATGCCGCTGGCAACAAATCCCTCCGCGCAATTATAGGGAGGATTGGTAACAATGTTTGTTGCCGATCGGGCAGGAGAAAGAAAATCAAGGCCGATTTCGCCGTATCCGCGATTGTAAAGGTCCGAACTAAAGACTTTAGAACCGGCTTCTTCAAAGACACGGGACATCGCGCCATCGCCACAAGCACACTCCCATACGTCGCCAGAAAATTTTTCATTTTCGACCAATGCGAATGTCGCCCATCGCGGCGTCGGGAAAAAGTCAGGCCCGCTAAGATCGGCAAACCGCTTTATTGTCGGCTTGAAACCGCCATTGAGGTTGTAAGTCGGATCAGTCATGTCACACAGCGTATATCTGATTCACCTGCAATTACGGTATTTGAGGCATTTCCTACTTGCAAATGATTCGCAACTAGCCGATATTTGTCGTGGCCCGTCGTGAGACGCGCTGATTCCCATGCCGGGGACGCCCGGCGAGATGGAGAGACCCATGAAGCTTCACGAGCTGCAAGAGCAGCGCGCATCGGCCGTCGCGTCGATGCGCGCCCTCACTGACAAGGCCGACGCAGAGAAGCGCGACCTGAGCGACGACGAGCACAAGAGCTTCACCGACCTGAAAACCAAAGTCGCGGGCCTCGATCGAAATATCGAGGTCGCCCGCGATCTTGCGGAAGCCGAGCGCGCCGCGCCGGCCATCCTCCACAGCGGCCGACTTGGCGACGGCGCATACGAACAGCGTGCCCGAGAGTTCTCGATCACGAAAGCAATCTGCGCTCGGCTCGGCGACAACGTTGACGATGGCCTCGAAAGGGAAATTTCCTCAGAGGTGGCGCGCCGCTCTGGCCGAAAGTTTCAGGGCATCGCGGTGCCCGACGAGGTTTTCTATGCCGAGAAGCGCACCCTGCTCGCCGGCTCGACGGCGGCTGATTTCATCCCGAACGTTCACCGTGCGGACTTGTTCATCGACCGGCTGCGCGCATCGCTGATCACCGGACGCCTCGGCGCAACCATTCTCGACAATCTGGTCGGCACGGTGGACATCCCCAAGCAAACCGGATCGAGCAGCGCGCAATGGGTCGCCGAGGACGGCAGCATCACCGAAACAGACGCGACGTTGACCGACGTGAACCTGACACCGAAAACGGTCGGCGCCATGACCAGCTTTTCGCGGCGTACCCTCATCAGCGCAGCCCCGTCGGTCGAGCAGCTCGTGCGCAACGACCTGGCCGCCGTCATCGCCAACGCCATCGACTATCAGGCGATGGTCGGCGACGGCAGTTCAAATACGCCGACCGGCATAACAAACGCGGGCGCAAGCTCGGCGACACTGGCAACGCCAAGCTGGGCGCAAGTGCTGGCGTTCATCTCGGCGATCCAAGCATCGGACGCCGACGTGGGCGCGTTGGGCTGGGCCATGAACCCCTACGCCGCCGCGAAGCTGCGCGGGACGTTGAAGGTGAGCGGCGACGCTGGCGCCGGTTATTTGATGGACGCGCCGAACGCGATGGCGGGGTACGCCGCCGCAGTAACCTCCGCCCTCCCTGGCAACCCAGGAACATCGCCCGCGACAGCCGGGACGGTGATCTTCGGCGCGTGGTCGCAATTGCTGATCGGTTACTGGTCCGGCGTCGATATTCTGGCGAACCCCTACGAGACCACGGCATATGCAAAAGGCAGAGTCATCGTTCGGGCGATGCGCGACTGCGACGTGCAGGTCCGTCACGCCGCGGCGTTTGCCTATGCTGCCGACCTGACGGTGTAGCCATGAACATCGAGCGCCGCCCCGCGCTCGAACTGAGAGCCGTCCGGGCCGGAAGTACGCCCGGGCGGCTCGCTGCCTTTGAGCGCCGAGCCTTTGCCGCCGAATTGCGCGCCAAGGGCAGGAAGCTGGAAGGCTATGCGGCGACCTTCGGCACCGAGGTGCGCATCGCCGACTTTACCGAAACGATTGCGCCCGGTGCCTTCGCTGCCAGCCTTGCCGAGCGCGCCGACATCCTCGCGCTGGTCGATCACGACGCCAGCCGCGTGCTCGCGCGGACGAAAAGCGGCACGCTGCGCTTGTCTGAGGATACGCGGGGGCTGGCGTTCTCTCTCGACGTGCCGGGCACGTCGCACGGGCAGGATGTGCTCGCGTTGGCCGAGCGCGGCGACCTTGGCGGCGCATCGTTCGCATTTTCAGTGCGAGACGGCGGCGAGGTCTGGAATGGCGACCGGCGCGAGCTGCGCACCGTCAATTTGCGTGAAATTTCCGTCGTGACCGCATGGCCCGCATACGAGGGCACGTCTGTTTCGGCGCGCGCGCGCACGCAGCAGTTCCCTCGCCTATGGATCGCGCGGCGATTTTTGGAGACGTGCTAGATGGGTTTGCTCGCGCGCATTTTCCGCCGGTCCGAGCTCGAGCGGCGCAGCGCGCCGACAAGTTGGGATTTGTTGGCCGCCGACGGCTTATCGACGCGGGCCGGCGTGGCCGTGAACGCGGGAGCTGCCGAAAAACTGTCGGCGGCGTTC